CCTCCTCTGTTAAATCCAGCAGGTGCAAACCATGCCTCAGAACTATTGTCGTTGAAAGCATATACTGCAGGCATCATTGTAGAAGCTGGTACCCAGACATTATCTCCGGTATCAGGATCTGCAGTCTGTAACCAAGGCCAGTAAGTTGCTGCATAAGAAGAATCAATTCCTGCTGCTGTTGAAGTGATGGTGCTCAAAGGAGTTCCGTATCCATCCATGTCAACTACTGCTAAATTATCTCCTCTAGACTGTGCATTGTTGATTAAGGTAACTACTTGAGAAGAATGATCAGATTTGTTAAGACCTGGTACGGTGATAAGGTTAAATTGATATTCGTCTTTGTTAGCAAGTAAGTTCAACATTGTAGTATAATCACTACCTGTTACACCTTGAGAGTCTGTAGAGTTAATAGCTTCATAGAAGTTAGCTGTTCTTTCTGCAAAAGGTGTTCCTGCTGCTGCTCCGAATGATCCAGAACCTTCAGTTGGAAGTGAACTTGTTAAGTTAGCTTTAGCATTTCCTGCGTTATCAAAGAAATCAGGTGTTGGGTAATTGACAGCTTTAACTCTTACATATCTAGAAGTATTAGGATAAGATCCAGAAGTCTCCAAGTAGTAAGTAGTACCATCAGTTCTAATATTTTGAGTCTGGTCACCAATTACTCTTGAAATGTAATTAGTAGACTTAGGATCTAAAGAAAGATTCTGATAAGATTCTAAAACAGTTTTTGCATTAGTATTATCATCTCCTCTTCTAATTAATACAGAGAATGTTCCTTGATCTGTATCTACTCCTGTTACTTCCCATCTTACATTGTCTGCTGATCCGCTAGTTAATGCTCCATTACTAAGCAAAGCACTAGTATTATTCATAATAGTACCTTTAGCAATAGTTTCTAATACAAAAGATGCACTAGTGAATTCGTTTTGAACAGTTGATGATGTTGCAGCTGTATAGGTTCCGTTAGTAACCCTACCTACTAGTAAAGAGTCTCCACCGTTCTGGAAGTAGTTGTAAGCAGCAATTGAGGTAAAGTACGTATAGTAACTTGAACCTGATTTTACTGTTGTACCGAATTTATTCTGATATTCTGAATAAGTGGTAACTAACGTAGGAACGGTAGGTCCTTTAACTGTAGGACCGATTATGGCTGCTCCTGCCTGTACGGGCTGGGCAGTCAAAAACGACTGGTCATTTTCACGAGCTAGTACACCTGGTGATAATAAAGTTTCTGCCATGTTGTTTTTTGTTTAAATAAGTAGTCTAATATAAATAGTATTCAAGAATGCAAAACTCCTATGAGTTCTTTATACAAAAGGAGCTCTTGCAAATGCCGAACTAAAGCCGGCACCAAACTGCGGTATTACTAAGCTGAGCGCTACCGGAGGTCTAAAGTCCGGCTGTTGGTATGTTTCTCCTTCCGGGGTATCAACTTGAGGTCTTGTATCTGCTTCTACTCTAGCTTCATTTACTATTTTAGATTCTGCCGGAGTTACTACTCCATTAATATCAGATACGGCCTCGGTCTGAATGAGTACTTTACTTTTACTAAAATATTTTTTAATAGCTGAGGTATCTTTTGAGATAATATCCGGGATGATATAACCTCTCATGGTTATAGTAAAGTCTGTTTTTATTAATCTTTCCTCTCCCTGGTTCAAAGTCTGATTGTTGGTAAAAGAAGCAATACGTGCATTAAACTTAAACCTTGCAGGATCTCCCCAATAAGCATCAGAGGCGTAATTGACAGCTTCTACTATCTTGTTCATCTGCTCTACATAATAGGTCCAGATGATACATTGATACTGTAAAGTTACATAATCAGGTACAACCACGGCGTTAAAGGTTTTAACAGGTTGTCTATTACTTAGAAGATCAAAACGGCTATAGCTATTAGACTTATGAAAGTCTTGCTGAGATATTATATAATTTTGTGGATTATTAGCGTCAAGCTTATTACCGATAGTTAAGTTCTTTTCCATTGATGTTCTTTTAAACATAATCAACGGAGCCATAATCTTGGAATTCTTATCTCTATAATAACCGTCTTTCTGTACGGACTTCCATCTTTCTGGAGATCCGTAAACTACCGGTACCGGGATTCTTTCATTATTCTGAATTGAGAAAGGTCTTATAACGTTATTAAAGTAGTACATTATAGACTCGTCTATATCCTGAATACCGATTGTTATTCCTTTAGCAGTATCTCCTTTTTCAGATATTTGCTGGGCACGGAAAGTATTCCTGGTTGCCGGATTAGTCTGATCAACAAAATAAGGTAATGGAGTAATTCCATCATTAGGGTTTCCTAAAGCAGTATCAAAAGGTTGATGAAGTCCGGTTGAGATTTCTCTTTGATTTTTAGGTACTGGTTTTCTAACTTTGCCTGCCATTATCCTCTTTCTTTAGTTATTCCTATCTTATCTGCAGGAACAAGGTGGGTTGAACATAATATTGAAATAGAAGAACCGAAATTCTCTAAACCGGAAGAATATGCATAATCCGGTGTTTTACCTACAAAGAGCTGATTTTCTACTATACCGTCTACTTCGTAGTAATTTTCATAATAGAAAATAACATCACCAACTTCCGGTACTAATTCAATATCTAGTAAATCCTGTCTAAAGAATGCAAAGTCTAAAGTACGGGTAACATCTGGACCCCAGTCGTCTGAGTTCCAAGTTTGATTTCCTCTGGTTATTAGTGCATTTAATAGTGTAGGATCAGAAACGTATTTTTCAACTGCTTCTCCGTAAATGTTGGTGGTAGATTTAGATAGGGAGATTTTATAATATCCTACCTGTTGGGTGATCACATCCCCAAGCAGTTCTCTGTTTATTGAGTTAAACAGTAAAATATCTCTCTGCCTTCCAAATAATGCCATTTACAGTTCATCTATTTTTTGAAGTCTCTTAAGACTATATTTAAATTTTTTAAGCTCGGGAATCTTCTCTATTGCCAGCTTTTTAACTATATCAAAAGTTTCCTGTCCGGGCTTGGTTGTTACAACTTTTATTTCCAAGATTCCTCTTGGTTCTGGATCCTCTTTATCTGTCTTATTGTTAACTACTGTAACGTAAGGTAGGGAACGGATAATCTGAGCAATATCAGTTATGTTGGTTTCGTCTGAGAATTCTATATAAGCGTAAGTGTCATACATGCTATATGTTAACTCAGATAATATGTTTAGTAGTTTACTCATTGTTATCCAATATAAATAAAATATGGAGCTTGTGAAAGCTCTTTTTGTTTAAAGTCAGATTCTGCCGCTCTTCTTTCTAGAAGCTTCTCTCTTGAAGTTTCTTCTAGGTACCCTCTCAATCTTTCCACTAGGGCATTCTTTTCAGCCGTTCCTGCGGTAATAAGATCGGCATGATTTAAAGTCACTTCAGCTCCCGGAATAGGAACTGTACCGTATTTACCTCTAACGTATCCAAGCATCTCTTTTGCTAGAGCTAGAGTGTATTCAAATATCCACTGTCTTCCTATGGAGTTAATAAACTTATAGGTAGGATTAGCATATGGAACATTTGATACGTTTGTTACCGGGCTATTGATTCCGGAATCTCCTGCTGGGTTCTGTCTATCAGAGTTTTTAATGTACTGAAAGAATAGCTTTCCTCCGTCTACTGTTGGGATTGGGAAGAGCTTTAGTTTGTTGTTTATTAGTTCAAAAGAGTATTGAGACTTTCTAATCTGGTCGTTAAACTCAATTGCTTGTATCTTTTGAAGATCGTAATTGATCGGCATTAATAAGAAGTTAATTGCCGGTGAATAATTACCCCATCCAAAAGTATCTAGTAAATTCATCATTCCGGTACCTGTTCCTGCATAAGGATCAAAGTACCTAACAATGGCAGGAGGTGCCTGGTAAAAGACTCTTTTTATTTCTATTGAATCTCCGGTATCTAGAGATGCTGAAGCTGCCGCCCAGGCATCTAAGTCATAAACCTGCTGACCGTTGGATGTTGTTATAGATCCACTATACCATTCAACGTTTCCTCCAACTCCTACCTCTTCACCGTATTGCTGGGACATCCTTATAATAGATGCCATATTAGGCTGAATTAAAGTATTGTTAAAGTTAGATCCTGTTGATGCTCCTTCAACGTCTAGGTAATCCTGTCTTACTTTATAAGCATAGACTTCGTTTCCGTAAGTTGTTACTGCTTCTTCAAAAGCCGTATAAAGATGGGTAGGTTGTAGTTCTACATCTGATATCGGATACCCTAATCTACGGGCACAGAAATCTGCTACCTTATCAGCATCGGTTTGAAACTGATAATCATAATCATAAAATCCAAAGGGTGTATCTCCGGGAAAGAATGAAGAAGAACCGGGCCAGATTGTAGCATTTGCCATATATTATAAATAGCAAAGGCTTTCGTATTAGTTTATAAATTCAACGTAAGCAGCTGATCCGGTAATATTAATATCGGAAGATCCTGATACTATGAATTGTAAATCTCCGTTTATAGCTGTGCTAGGTATACCGCTATATAGATCTGCTAAAGCGTATCTTTTATAATCTTCTCCTTTACACCATCCTATAAAACCGCAACCGTAAATCTGATCATTAGAGAATATAATCTCGTATTCAATTTCAAAAGGAACATTGTCTATACTATTCAGGCTTATTGAGCCTCCGGTTCCTTGCTGGGTTCCGGTAATGATAGTTCCTCCAATCTTTACATAAGAATCTAAAGTAGCATTCGCTCCTCCGATTGCATTTCCGGCGCTATACCCTTTAATACCAAATTTAACAATTTTAGCATCTGATAGAGTATCTTGCTGGGTATATGGACTTGGTAAGTCTCTATCTCCGGTAAACCTAGTAGCTGCTGAAAGTAGATCATATTCAGCTACTGCTGATTGAGAGGCGTATGTATCTTCAAACTTAGTATAGATTGTACCTTGAGGGTATATTGTTGTACTGTTGTAGGAAGCTGTTACGTACTGGGTGAATTCTCCGGCATTTAAAGCATGGGAGGCTGTTCCTACAAAATCAACTTGGGATCCATCATTAGATCCTGAGAAGATTGAGCTATTTAAAGTATCTGTGGATGGGTTATAATACAACCCTGATCCATCTGATCCTGAATCTACTACTAATTGGGTATAATCTGCCCCGGAAGGATCAGGTAGCCCTGTAGGGGTTACAAAGGTTAATCGGTAATTTGTATCGTTAGTAGGTAAGTTGCTAACTCTAACGTTGTTTGCTTTAGAGGCCGTAATTACAAAAGAAGCTGTAACAGCATCTAAGGCGTGACTAGCTGTTACGGCATATGAAGAGCTTATAGCATCTTCTGCCCAAGAGGCTGTTCCGAGTAAGGAACCTGTGTACCCGTTTAAAGAATCTACTGAACCTGTTAATGTTAAAGATCCTGATAAGGTAACATCGTAAGCTACCGTTCCTGCGAAAGCGTCAATGGACTGGGTAACATGCCAGGCATTAATAGTCTGGTTCTGTTCAATACCGGTTTTTGAAAGCGTAAGTGCCATATATAATAAATATTCCTAAAATAGTAAAAGGAGCCCGGTTTAGAGAGCTCCTAAAATAGTAGGGTTCCTGTAAAATTATCCTTCAGCTATTGGGATAAATTCTCCCTTTTCTAAGTTAAGATTTCCATTACCGTACTTATCAAAAAGTTCCTGGCTAATCTTAAGCTCTTCATTACGTAGTTCTGCAAAAGCTTCTTCTGCTACTGTACGTTGGGCTTCCAGGTTTAGGCGCTGGATTTCAAAGCTTCCTAGCTGCTGGGCGATCTGACCTGAGCGCTGTTGGAGGTCTCTTAAACTGTTTAACTCTTCTTCGGTTAGTTTCTTAGGTTCCATATTTTTATAATATAAGTTAATTTTTATTTAAAGGCAACATATAATGATCTGCTCGTTTAGTTTCTTCAGAGAGATCAGTCATTTTTTCTATTATCTTAGTATCTATTAAGTCCGGGTGTATCCACCAATCCTCAAATGCACTATTTGAATCAGGAGCTATATTTCCTACTACTCTTTGATACCCTAAAGACTCTAAATACTTTCTTGAAGCTTTTCTATAGTCTGTTGAATGATGTAGGTAGTAATCATGCTCAAAAGTTATTACGGCGAATTTATACTTATCGAATGGAA